TGTCCGAGTTGGTCCAGTAGATCGTCACACTGTCACGTTTCTCGACAATCTCGTAGCTCCAGGAACGAGAAGCGAGTCCGGTGTCTTCGGGCGTAGCTGAGGCCAATGCTGCGACGCCAGCGTCTGCTTTAGCTTCGATAGCCCGACGATAATCGAGCTTCTGCATTGACTTCAGGAACTTTTCCGAGGCTTTGAAAGAGCCACTAGTGGAAAATGAAACGCCCGACATGACTCTCCTCTCAACTCAGGATCTTGACCCGACCCTCTTTGTCCCAGGGATCCGCAAGGTACAACGGTATGATCATCTTGTCCCCAGCACTTCGAGTCGTACCGTCTGGTTCGGTAATATGTCCGTATTGGACCTCGACTTGAACTGGCGTCGAATCTGCACCGTTGTTGGCGTACAAGTAACCCGGTGCCTCTGGAATTGGCATCGGTGTCAAATATGCGTCCGCCACTTGTGGGAACTTGTCTCGAACGTCCTTCTCCGACATGTTGACCAGGTCAGGACGAGCATTCGGATGAACGTACTTCTTCCTCGGGCTGGGAGGCATGGTTCTCCTAAGCGTCAGTGGCGATGTACGAAGCTGGAACATTCCCGGTAAAAGTTCCGGTGTACTGCCGAGCCCACAACTGGAAGTTGGTCGTAGTACCGGTAGAACCGTTGCAGATGACACCGGGCGTGTTACCAGTGATCAATCCAGCCATAGCTATTGGCTGTGCAACGTTGGCGAATGCTTCCGGATAGGTAACCGTCATACCGGCCAGCAGACCAGAAGACAGTGCCATCGACACCGTGCCTTCCATGATCTTCTTGCCAGTTGACCCAGCCACGTTTCCGCCGGGGGTTTTTACGGCCGTGAAATATTGCCAACTCGGCATTACTCCAGCACCGTTCCCACCGAAGAATGTGTTGACAAAGCCCGAACCAACTCGAGCAACTACTCCCGGAGCCGAAGCAACCACCATGTCACCTGCAGTGGTGAAAGTCGACAACGGAACATCCGCCGAAGGGTTCGCCCAAGTAAGCACGCCAGCAACGACAGTCAACACCATGCCATTGGAACCCTTGGCCAGCTTGGCAACCGCTCCTGCGCCAGAACCAACGACCAGGTCGCCAGCTGCAACGATAGTGGATAGCGGAATATCCGCACTCGGCGTAATCCACTGCAACTGACCGGAGCCATTCACCGTGAGGACCTGGCCGTTGGAACCCTTGGCCAGTCTAACCACCGTGTTGTCTGCCGAACCGACGATCAAGTCACCGGCCGCATCGACGATGGCGACTGGAATATCGACTTCTGGCGTTGCCCAAGCCAGTGATCCATCTGCTTGAACGGTCAACCTCTGACCGGTAGACCCCCGGGGCAAAGTAGTCAGTGTCCCAGGACCAGTTCCGTAGACAATATCGCCTTCTGCAGCGAACACTGCCATTGGAATCGATGGTGTAACGTCTTCCCAGGCCAGCGACAGGTCAGGTTGAACGGTAAGTCGTTGACCAGGGGTACCCGTAGGAAGTTTCTCGAACGTATCGGAGCCGGTGCCGACTAAAAGGTCGCCAGTGGCGTCGAAGATCTGAGGGGAGATCACCGAGAAAGGGAGGCTATTCCACGGAGTAGCGCCGTCGCCAATCTTGAACTGGTGAGTTTCCCGGACAACACCGATGACACCATCACCAAGAACCTCATTCTTGGCAGCCCAGGAGGCGGCGGTGTCACGACGTTGCTTCATTTCTGTAGCCATTAAGCTCCACCTCCATCGATGAATGAGTCGTAAGGTGTACCAGCAATGCCCGCGTCAATCGTGCTAAAGAAATCCTCCAGCAGAGACGCTCCACCATCGAAGGAAGAAGCCTGGAAGCTGGTAAATACACTCATAAGCTCAGTAACTGAAGGAAACCGAGGTGCTGTGGTCTGCGAACCAAACAGAATATCGCAGATCTGATTCATCAAGTCCTTCGGAGTATCCCGAGAATCGATGACGAAGTGCGATGTTGGCTTGATTCCGACCGCTGACGGCGGCTTGGCGACAATCTTCCAACTGAAGTTCAGTGGATCGATTTGTTCGCCCATGGTCTTGTTCGATCGATCCGAAGGTTCGACCAACGCGTTGTAGATGATGTGCAACTTGTATCCTGCTCTAGGGTCAAGGTCGTTACCCACCCGAGTCATGTAAACCAAGTTGAATGGCTTGCGCGATTGATGTATAGCGAACAAGCCATAGTTGACCTTGGCCACACCAACACAAGGTTCGAATTCATCGGGATAGGTAAATGCCTCAATCGTCCCCTCGAACTCTTCAATTCCTGCGCGATTGAGATACCTGACACCATCCACATAATAGGGCGTGACAGTTCCACCAGAGGGTGTCTCGTTGACAGCAATCAAGCCATTCCAGGCGACGCCGTCGGAGCCGTCGACATACAGAACCCCATGGTCCACTCCGGCTTCATAGACATGAGAACCGGGACTGTCCCAAACGAGTTGTGCCATGCTTCCTCCTCTCACCCTCTAGAGTTGAGTTGTGCCCTTCGCTGTGCGTTGAGTTGACGCTGCATCTCAGCTTGCTCACGGCGCCCCATCTTCTTCTCCGGAGCATTCTTCACGTTGCAAATCTTGATCAGCGTCAGAAGCTTGTTGAGGTGCCAGTACTGGACCTCGAACGGGATATTGTAACTCACCAACCAGTAGTAGATGAGTTCTGAGGTGATGGTTTCTCGACTCGGCCGCTGGTTTGGCGGGTCACTGAACCAGGTAGCAGTCTGTTTCGAGTTGATGTAGCTATTGATCATGGCAAAGAAGCGGTCCGGAAGCTTTTCCCAAACTTCCTCGGGGACATTTGGAGTCAGTGTCATGATCTTGATGTAGTCGAGAGCCTCTTCCGACGTTTTTTCATCCTTACCTAGAAAAGGCTTTTCCCATTTGGACTCCCATTTTGACAGAGTGACCAGGGAATGCTCGAGCTCCAACTCGAAGCCCCGGATGACGGTGAACTCCCGCGTGTTCTCGTCAAATCCCTCTTCAAGTGGAACTGTGAAAGTGAGCATTCCCTGGTCCTCCCTCAATCAGGTCTTACGCGAACCGGTAGGTCCAGCTCGTGTCAGACAGGTTGTCGAACTCGTAACCCGCTGCCGGAGCTGCAGTGACCACCGTGTCCTCGGTGATGACGACCGGACCGGCGGCGACAGGCGCACCGTCGATCTCGTACACGACACCGGTCGTTGCCGGAATGGTGATGGTGTGCGTTCCAGCGTTGTAAGCCGGTTCGACTGTCTCGACCGACGTGATCGTGCCCGAGAAGAGGGCGACGACCTCTGACGGAAGCGGAAGACGCGGATCTGCGCCAGCTGTCCCGTACAGAATGTCCTCGAGCTCGGCGAAAGCCGTTGCATCCAACACCGTGGAGTCCAGAGTGATGGTTGCGGTCGGCTTGTTGCCCACTCCGGCGTCCACCGGAGTCGTGGTGACTGCCCACGAGAAGGTGATCGGCGCTGGCGAGTCGTTCACCGTGCCGTAGGCCTTCTGCGACGGAGCGGCCTGAGCGCCGTACACGAGATGGATCTTGTATCCGTGTGCCGTGCCCTCGAGGTCGTTCCCCAGCAACGTCCGGTAGCTGAGACCGAACAGCTTGCGGTTCTGCTGACCGATCCGGAGACCCGGAACCGGCTCGACAGTACCGTCGCACTCGGCGAACTCATCCGGGTACGTGAACGCGTCGATGGTTGCGCCGAACTGCTCGGCGGCCATCAGGTTCAGGTACTTGATGTTGTCCGCGTATTGCGGGTGTGCATCGGCGCCAGTCGGAGCCTCGGTAACGGTGACGAGACCGTTCCAAGCGAACCCACTGTCGTACACACCGAGGTTGTTGGGGAGGTAGAGCACGCCCCGGTCGACACCGGTTTCGTACTCCCTCGTTCCAACCTGATCCCACTGCAGCTTAGTCATGTCTTCCCTTTCAGAAGAAGAGTCTGAAGACGTCGTGGTGGAGGTTGTCCGCGACAAAGCTCCTGTCAGTCGAACACAGGGGTAGCATCGCTACTTTGCCAGGGATGTCACTGTCGGGATCCCGATCAATGACAGTAACCGAGTACCGCGTCGTTCTCATACGCGGCTGGTTGTCGGCGAAACGCGTATCCGCATTGTCTCGCGCGTACACAATGCACGGATACTGCATTTGCACATTCGATGGAGGCTGGAAATACACGTGAGGTGTTATAGCCTCAAGGAGAGCTTGGAGCTGGAGCCTTTGGGCCGTTGTAAACACCTCCCAGCGTGAGTAATAGGCGAGGTGCTTCGACGTCCACGTAGGAAACTTCCCAAGCAGTCCCCGCCCACCACACGTACCGAATGGCAAAGAACGTTTCGTTGGCGAATGCGTCGGCTACGATGCTAATGGAGTTACTCGAGACTGAAATATCGCTGAGTACTTTGTCTCCATCCTGTAACCGGCGTGTGTTCCGAACTACATCTCCGAAATATGGACGTTCGGTGACGGAGTCTTCCCACACGCCGGTGCCAGGTGCAGTTTCTCCAGAAACAACGAACCCGACTTTGCCACTGAACTTCACCATGGCTCCATCAGGTCAGAGGGATCAACCGGCTGCGTAGGTCCAGCTGGTGTCGTAGTTCTCGACGAAGTACTTGCCGGAAGCCGGAGTGGCCTCGACCACGACCGAAGTTCCGTCAGGCACGACGAAGGTCGAACCATCCGCGGCTGCATTGCCGTCGATCGTGTAATCGGCGTTGGTGTCAGTCGGAATGGTGATCGTGTTGGTTGCTGCGTTGAATGCCGGAGCGGTCGGAACCACAGCAGCCTCGGAACCGGCGTCAACCGACTTAATGATGAGGGCCGACTTCAACTTCGTGAGCGCACCGGAGCACCGGGTCTCGTACAGGTACTTGTACTGGTTGAAATCGATGTCGAAGAAATCGAAGTAGTTGATTTCTCCGCCCTTGTCGGTACCGATGGTGTAGTCGGCCAAGTTGACCACGATGCCGATCAGGCCGGGAACCGTCTCCAGAACCTCGACCTCGACGATGTCATTGACCATCAACGCCGAGGCCAAGTCGGCCCGGGAGTTGTACAGCCGACGACCCATCTGGTCCTTCAGGAGCAGCATGTTGACCACGTTCTGGTTGGTCGTGTAGAACGTCGGCGTACCGGTGCCCTTGTAGAACCGACGGTTCCGCATGAAGCTCTCGACCGCTGCGATCCACTCGGCCTGGGTGCCCGCACCAGTGAGCGGGATGTTGATCGTGGTGGCGTACAACTCGTGCTCGTTGATGATCGCACGAACGCCAGCACCCTCAGCAGCACCTGCCGGGTCCTTGATTTTGTCCGGGTTGGGCTCGCCAGCGTGAGCCGGGTCCTCGACTGGACGACCATCACCGATGAGAACCGCGCGTGCGAGTTCCTCGTCCAGCATGACCCGCATTTCGGCCTTCATCCACGACACGACGTCGAAGTCAGTGATGTCGATGATGTCGTCCCGGTCCAGCTTCTGCTTCTTGTAGACCGTGGTCGGGGTGGTGGTACGGGCAGTGACGCTGAAGAACTCTTCCTTCTTCATGTTGCCCTTGATGTAGCCCAGCGCACGGGCCTCTTCCATCGTGATGTCAGCGCTGCGGCTCCGGATCCGGGAGAATGGCGACTTCTTGGTCCCGTTCAGGACTCCCTGAACCCATTCCATCCTCCGGCTGAGGAACTCCGGGGTCTGGTCGATGTTCCTCGCTTGCGGGAACAGGACCTCAATGTTGTCGATGCCGTGCTGAAGCGCGTAGCCCTCGACGGCCGCCTTCAGCGAACCGCAACGCTCGGCGTCAGCGATGATGCCACGAACCGCATCGTGGGTGAGGACGTGCTGAGCCCCGCCGTCCTTCTCGCCGTCCTTCTTGTTCTGGTCGAAGACGTTGGTACGAGACATGTCGTCGTCGGTTCCTTCCTTGTGGGTGAGGTCGCCCTCGCTGTTGTCGGACTGTGAGACGTCGCCTCCGTCACCGGAAGCTTGGGCCTCGAGAGCGGCCCCGATCATGTAGTGGACGACATTCTTCTGCTGGTCCGTGAGGCTGTCATACACATCTTGGACCGTCGCGTCGTCTTCGGAGGCCTCGTCAGCTCCGCCGTCCTTCTTGTCTTCGGCATCGGGAGCTGCAGCGTGCTCGAGCTCGAGACCGGTGTAGATAACGGCCTCGTCTTCGAGAATTGAGTCCGGAATCCCATCACCGTGGGCAATCCGAACAAAGTCGATCTCGGCACCAGGGTTGGCACCAGCGAGAACCAACGAAACCTCGCGGATGACACCGTGGTAAACCGACTTGGCGCGCTCAACCAGCTGGTTGGCGTAGATGGACAAGAACCTGATGTCCTTGTGCTCGACCAGACCCTTGGCGGTCTGACCATGTGGCGTGTCGTTGAAGAAACCGTAACCGTACACACCATCACTGCGGTTCTCGAGCACTGCGTGGCCGAGAACGTTCTCCGGAGTGTCGTGGCCGTGCTGCCAAACGAGCGGAACAGTCACCTTGTCCTGGTGCTTGAAAGCATCGGGCATGATGGTTCGGCCGTCGGTGCACTTGAGTCCAGCCTTGGTAACGTAGCCGCTGAAATCAGCTTCCATTTTGACTGACTCCTCTCTGGATAGGCTGGCGTCCAGCTCCCGACGGAGCCGGTCTGGGCGGCAAGGCTCGATGCGGCGGCAAACGATGCGTACCAACTGGTACTGGCAACTCTGGCTGCTGCGCGTCAGGCCTGTTTATGGGATTGGGCTGCGGCATGTTGCTGTTCTGCAGCTTATCCGCATTCTTGTCCTTGCTCGGCTTGATTCCGAGGATGACTCGGATCTCATTCGGGCTAAGGATCTCATTGCGCGACATCTTGTCAGCAAAGTCGGCGATGTTCTCAACCGGAACCAGCTTGAAGATGTTGCGGAAGAAGTCAATAGACTGCTTTTGGGTGCGAGCGGTCTTCGTGAGGAAGGTTCGACGCATCGCCTCGACAATTGCAGTCATTATTGGCTCGAGAGTCCGAGCATTGTAATTCAACATCGTCTTTTCGTCGGCCGTACCATTCATAACTTCTGGTGTCAGACCAAGCTGACCGTAAAGCATGTCGATCAGATACTGAATTTGAGCGAGAAGATTGTTCTCGGCTGGCCGATTGAGCTGAGTGATCTTCTCGGTACCATCCGTATAGGCGATACCATACTTGCTACCTGATAACTGGAACTCAACATCCTTACGTCGTTGTTCAGCCTGTTCCCGACGGGCCTCAGACTTGATAACGTAGGGAAGCTGAATGATGAGGTCCAGCTTTCCGGAAGCCGACTGGTCGTCAACTGCGTCCAGCAAGTTCAGCTTTCGGATGATTCGCTGCAACGTCGAGTTTGGTTCATTCATTACCGCATAGAGCGGATTCTCGACGATTGCGACATAGCTCTTTTCGAGCGTGATGTCTTCGTGCTTGCCGGTCTTCTCGTTGTACAACCGGACCTTGACATGCCTTGGCATCCAAGCAACAACCTCGCCGACGCGAAGTGTCAGGATGTCGAAGCTGCCAGTGTTGTTCGGGTTGAGCGTCGTATCAACTGGGACAATCGCTGCCACACCTCGATCGAGCATCGTCATCACGATGTCCATTCGAAATGCTCGAGCAGCTTGATCAACGTTCGCTTCGAGAGTCAGACAGTTGTTCAAACCACTGTCGATGTCCTCGAGGTAACGATCATCGTCGTCCAAGCGAATATGACGAATGTCGATGGCCGCAACGTCGACGCAGAGACGCGTGTAGATCGAGGAGATGATGGATCGTTCATTGGACCAACTACGACGAGTTTGATCCGGCCGATGCCCAAAGGAAACGGTATCTCCAAAAGACATGGTTCGGGTTTCGACGTCTTGGCCAGTGAAAGCATTCCATGCATGCTTCAATCTAGATCCAACACCCATACTTCACCTCCTCTCTATGCGCTGATCGCGGTGCGGGCCATTCCCATGCCGTTCTTGATCAAGAACTGGTCGGCAGACTTGTTGGCGTCAGCAATCGACTTGGAGAGCTCAGAAACTTTTCTCGACCAATCTTCCTGAGCCATAGCCCTACTGGCAAAATCCTGTCCTCTGCGGAATGCCATCGTTTCCATGTGACTGCCAGGAGTGTAACGCTGATTCAAGCCATTACTGGCGAAATCTTGGCCACGTCGAAACGCCGTGCGCGCGAGTGCTTCAGCATTCTTGCTGTTGGGATTGACTCGAAGTCCGCCGCCTCGAGTTCCTATAAAGCTTGCTGGTGTTTTACCATGCTGCGACACAATATAGATTGCAGCAGCAGTTCCAGCCACACGAAGAACTGATGCAGCAACCCTTCGGTTTCTGGCATGCCGTTGTGCTCGCTGTTGAGGTGTTTCAGCTGCTCGAGCAGCTTGCTTACGCATATACCGTTCAGCGTTGGCATTGGCCAGTCGACCAAATCTGCTTCGGTCGAGAGTTTTTGCAATTGGACGAGCACCGTCTCGACCTCGGCGCACACCCCATTTCATCCCCTTGACGCCGTGATGCTCGAGTGCAAGTTCTTCAAGGGGAGGCTTGTTGTCGTGAATCACTCGAACGCCTCCTTGTTCAGCTTGTAGGCCACCCAAGCGTCCATCATGGCTGCGACGTTGTCGATCTTTTCGTCCTGTCGCCGCTTCAAGAGCTTGCGGTTTCCGTTGGTGTCTTCAATTGTGATGGCGTTACCCATGCCAAAGGACATCAGTTCCTGATCGAAGATAAGCAATCGCTCTTCGGCCAGATTCTTCAATTCCCCCAGCGGGACCGATTCCGTTTTGGCACCTTGAATGACCTTCACGACACCATAGGGACCGTTCTCCTGTTCCCAGCGAGTCACGAATTCCTTTGCGTTGTACGGGTCGAATCCAAGACAACGAACATCGTAGTCCGAGTCAATGATGAACTTGTCCAGATCATCAAAGACCTCCATTATGTCGAGGACGGTTCCCTCGAGCACGTGGAGACTACCTTCCTTGATGAACTGGTCGTACTTGTACCGCATGGCGCCAGGAAGCTTCGACAACGTCAACGACGTAATGTAGCTTCGAGTCTTGACCCCGAATTTTTCTCGTGGAAGCGGGAACAAGAACGTGAATGCGCAGAAGTCATCACCCTGCGACAGGTCGGCGCCAAGCGCACAAGGCAACTTCCAAAATTCATGCTTTCCTCGGTGGGTAAGGGTTTCTTCGTACGTGAAGAAGTACGTGTACCCTTCCATCGGAATACCGAAGCGCTTTGCCAAGATGTCATTGCGTGAAGCAGGAGCTTTTTCGGCTCGTTCGACGTCGAGATGGTAAGTCTCGTAGGTGACAGTCATACCTAAGTTTGGATTTGCCTTCACCCACATCGCAGGATTGCCAACTTCCTCGATTTCGTCCAGCTTGTAGTGCCAGATCGAAATGTGGGGAGCAACGTACTCTCCCTTGAGGATGTCAGCTAGTTCCATTTTGATTGTGTCGCCCGAACCGTTACGAACGGTGCCTTCAGAGCTGACCGCTACGATGAGCCAGTCGTCTAGTTTCGACGCTCCTTGCTCGACAGCACCGACAACATCCTCTCGGAGGTCGCCAGACAACCATTCGTCGATCGTAGAGATCTTGGGACGTAGCCCCTGAAGCTTGTTAATGGACATCGGACGGATCTCAAGGAGAGAACCTGTGAGAAAGTTCTCGATGCCTTTCTTTGTCGATGCTAATTTCTGCCGATTTACGCGACTGCCTGTGGTGTTCTGCATCGAGCCCTCGGTGAGGAACTTAAACAGAGGTCCACGCGCGCGCGTGATCGCCGTGCGAATTGGCGACATCACTTCTTCGGCTTGTTTCATCGTCGGAGCAGTAGTGATCTGGTGAGTCGTTGCAGTGTCTACATTCAGGAAGTACGACTGAATGAGCGACTCATACAATGACTTGGCTGCACCTCGGGCGACGATGAGATACTGCTTTGTCGTCAGACGTTTCTTGACAGTCTTACGGACATAGCGACCGCCATGATTGTCCGGCGAAGGTTCGTATACGCTTCGTTCGACGAAGTAGTACCACCCGAAGATCTGCTCGGCCCACAACTTGAACGAAGGCAACAGATGTAGATCACTTCCATCCGTCAGCGTCAGTTCATTCTCGCAGTAAAGAATGAAGCCTTCGATTGCTTGGTCATCGTAGTAGATGTTGGGGTTGTCGATGAGCGCGTCGATACGGTTCATCTCCATTGAGATCTCCCGGTTGACCGGAATATCCCCTCGGATTACTGCGTCACGGAACAGTCCGTAGTACCGTGGAACCGCGCGATTGGATAGCGTCATCGACAACCCCCTCATCTACATGGTCACGCCTGAGTCGGAGCCGCGTCCGGAGGAGTCATGCCACCGGTGTCGGGACCGGGCTGAGTGTCCGTCGGCTGGTCCACCGGAGTGGTGTCACCGGTCGGCGTCGGCGTGGTGGTGGCCGGGTTTACACCCGGGTCGTTGGTGTTGACCGCGTCACTCAGACGGCTGACTTCACCGGCGAGCTGCGCCTGAAGGTTGTCCAGGTCGGCCGAAGTCACCTGACCACCAGCGTCCACCTTGGACTTGAGGTCTGCCAGCGCCTGAACCACGACGCCATCCTCGGCGACCAGCGCATCGATCTGCGCCTGTACATCTGCGAGTTGTGCCATGAAACGCCCCTCCCTGTGTTCGAGCCGCTGAATGCGGTTCTCGTGGTTGATGACCAACATCTCGAGGTCTTCTGGAAGAATCATTTGGCCAATGCCTTCCTGAGAGCCTTCACTTCCGGACTGTTTGCCAGCCGGTAGACCTCTTGTCCGGTCTTGGCAGCCCCGAGAATTCCCTTGGCTGCCTTCTGGCCCTTCTTGATTCGAGCCTTACCCGGCGATTCACCAGCGAGCCTCGAATATTGCTGCTCGAGATTCATTCTGGTCACCAGGTGCTGGAGCTCTTGATTGGTAAGGGCATGACTGCCTTTTGTTCTGGCAGTCGTGTGGTACTCGTGCGCGCGTGCGGCATCTGGCGAAGCATCGACTCGACCATCAGCTCCGCGCTTCCGTCGAACACCCCACTTCATTCCCTTGATGCCGTGGTGCTCGAGGACCTCTTCTAGAGTTTCCATGATCACCAGTTCCCGCTGTCGAAGTGGGCGACGATCTCTGCATCCGTGATGTACTGGAAGAGTCCGCTGTGATCCCCAACAACGTCCGGCGTGCGCATCGAAATATCCGGATCATTCACCGCAGCAACAAAGCTAGTCGAGATTGATTGCGGAATCACGCTGTCGTTGGTTGCATGACAGATCTTCCAGGGAACACCCAGATCTTGGTAGGACGCGGGCTCGTCATGAACTCGGTACCCTGCTGTCGCCGCGTAGGATCCGAATGCCGCGTTGACCTCCGAGGTCCAAGCCGCGTTGTTTGCAATCGGTACATGACCTGCAGTGGAATATACGTAGTCCAAGTCGATCGCTGGTGCCCACGTCCAAGCTGCGGCAATGTTTGGCGCATCTCGTTTGATCTTGTTGGCAACCTCGAGGCCACCCATTGACCAACCGAGTAATCCGTACTTGCCAGGCCGAGCACCTCGAGCGCGAGCAGCGTTGACTGCCGCCTGAATATCGGTCATGACTGTCGGATTGCTCCAAGAAGCTACCCCATTGGCGTCGATGGCGACGACAATATAACGGCCGGTGCGAGCAAGGGCCATTGGACCTAAGCCGGATGCCACATTCTGGTTGTACTGTGTGCAGTCACCGCCATGGCCGTGCAAAGCGATGATCAACCGAGAACTGCCATCCCAGAGTTCACCAGAGTTGTACGTCCAGCATGACGATTCACCCGACACGCCAGCTGTACCAACTTTGATTTCGGTCCGAATGCCCTTGCGGTACAGACTCACCGGCGGATCGCACGAAGCGTCGGGTCAGTGTAACCCTGGCCGCTTGCGAAGAGTCCAGAAGTGCAACCCGCGGTGCCGACCTTGGTGTTACGAATCTGCACCGAGTAGGTTTTGTTTGCCGCATTGTTTGCAATCGACTTAGCCAGCATGATCTGCTGACACCAGGTCTGCGCAGTGGCTGCCGAGGAGTAGATTTCCCAGTTGTTGTACGCAACCGGAGTGCCCACCTCGTCGACAATTCGAGCCTCGAGGGAGAACATCGTTCCCGCCGGGTTGGTCCCAGTTACGATGTTGACAAATATGCCTTCTGGAATGCCAACCTCGACTGGACCAGTGTTTGCCGGAACCACGATCTGCCAACCAGGAATGGTTGTCCAGGCATTGGTTACGGTGTAGCCAGCACTAAATGGCGCGGCAGCAACTTCAGCTCCGCCATTGGCTCCAGCGGCTCCAGGCGGCCCTTGTGCACCATCGGCTCCTGGATCACCCGGATCGCCTTTGATGTTGGCGCCCGGAATAACCGTGGCAAGCCAAGCGAATGGTAGATCGGCCCAGGCAGTTACGCCATCACCGACCTTCATTCGATAGCCGTCCTTCTCGTATCCAATCTCGTCATCAGCGAGAATCGGATTCGACGACGCCCATTCGGCGCGCGTCATCTTGGTCAGAGTTGTCACTAGATTCCTCCACTACCCCAAAGGTCGTTGACCGGAAGCACAATCAGCGTTTCCAGTTCGGGAACAACAGCTGGAGTCGGATCAGTCCAGGACTCCCCTTCGCGTTTGATACTGAGCCGCCAGTACAACTCATCGATCATCGAATTGATCGAGTTGATGGCGTGCCAGGATGATGTGGGCGGATCGAAGACGACTCGAACCCGCAAAAATACGTATTGCTGAGCTAAGTTCAGCCGAGGGTCGTCACCCATGAAGTCGGCCCAGGTTATTGAGTCATCCTCGATCATTAAACCCGCATCAGGACCAATGCCAATCTGGTTTAGCGATGCGAGTTGGGCATTGATGTGCATCAAGATGTCGGTATCGAAATCCGTGTTGTCCGGTGCAATGCCCAGCGTCTTTTTCGTGCTAGTGAGAATGCTCGCACTGGCCACCTGGGCCTCCTCCCTACTTCTTCAGGTTCGCGGCTCGCAAAGCCATGAACGCTTCGTCGGTAACTGGACCCCAGACCTTGTCCGGCTTGACACTGAGCACGGCACCTTGGACGATCCCGACCCAATTGGCCATGTCGGTCTGATCCTCCGGCTTCCAAAGTGGCGTCTCCGAATTGCCGAGAATATGCTGCACGGCTTGGACGTTGAAGTCGCCGATCTTCTTGCTGTTGGTGGTGAGCGAAGCGCAGTTTCGCATACCCATCGCACCCATGTCCGTTGCCGGGCCCCAGATGCCATCCTGCGAGGCTTTGAGGGCCTGTTGCAGGATTTGTACCTTGGTCTGCGGGTGTCCGGACTTGAACTTGTCGTACCACTGAGCAGCCGAGTTGACCAAATCGCCCAGATGCTCCATCAGCCATGGTCCGGGACAAGCAGTGGCATACCAATGCTGATGCGGAAAAACGTTGTTCATCGAAGGACGAGGTGTGCCCTGGATGTAGTGCGCAAACAGCCAACCGATCAGCCGAGAAGATGACTGGAAGGTCGCATTGGAGATCTCCCAGTTGGCATCGTCGTCAGCATGCTCGATCGAAATCGAATGCTGGTTGGCATCGGTGTTGCCGGTGGCCCAAGCGTACTCGTTGTATTCGACGTACTGAGCTACGTTACCGTTGACGTCGATGTCGAAGTGGGCCGAGGCCTCTCGAGTACGCCAGGTATTCAGCACGTCCTGGTGTGTGTTGCGAACGCCACCATTATGGTGGATGGTGACTGAAGTTTTGGGGAAGGTAGAGTGCGTGACGTGACCGGTGGCACTCAGCTGCGCGATCAGGTTCTCGATTGGCTGGTCGTACTGGATCATGGCGCTCCTTACCAGAGTTTCGTGTCGCCGCGGGTGCGCTCGACATACGGCTGGGGCAATTGCTTCTCATCCCCATAGTGAATAGCATTGTGCGTTCGGTGTGAGACACAGATCAGGTAGTTTGGATTGAGAAGATTCTCTCGAGCATCAATGATGTCCAGCTTCTCCAACGGATTCATGTGATGAATTAATAACTGACCGTTGATCGGATGATCCTCGACACCAAGATCCCAACCCATGTCTCGAACAATTACTTCGTGTCGGACATGCTTCCATTCTCGAGACCGATAGAAGTTCTGGTTGATCCATCTATCGAACCCGAATGTGACGACGCCGACCCTGCCTCCGAGGCTGAGATACTTGAAGCGCTCGATGAACGTCTCGAGGTACCTCAGCTCGGAGTAGGATCTGGTCATACCGCTTTGGTGCCTCGAGCATACTGGCCACTCTGGACCATCTGCCCGTAGACAGCCAGTGCGTCAGGCTGCAGGTGGTAGTTGTGACCGCCCTTGGTCTGGTCGCCGTTGCCGCCGTTCCAGTAGAGCCAGCCTTCGACATCCGTGTTACCGGTGGCGAACTGATTCATCGAGGCTAGGAACGGAATTTGGTCGACGTTGTTCTCCTGGCCGGTCTCACAGATCATCAACGGCTTCTTGAGACTGCGAGCATAGCCCAGTGCATTGCCAAAGATGCCAGTGGCACCGTCAGACACCTGATGGGCGTAACCATCGATGCAGAACACGTCGAATTTGCTGGTATCTGGCGTCCATCTCGGAAAACCTGGCCCACCCTGTCGACCAGACCAAGCCATCAGACACAAACCGATTCGAATACCGGAAACCGCATTGCGGTAGTAGTCCGACATCAGCCCGAACCACGTCTTGAAGTTCTGTGGGTTACCAGGATCGTCTTCTGGCTCGTGATGCAGGATGAGAACACCGCCAGTAGCCTGAACTACCTTGGCTGTCGGGACAAATTGGTCGACTGGCAATCCGGTGAGGGTGGTTGGCCAGTCTTGTGGACCGCCTGGGTGCGCTTTGTTATTGCCATTGCCAATCGAGAAGTACGATCGGCGACCTGCTTGCGCATCTGCCTGGACCAATGCCAATGCTTTCTGCGGATTGTACTGACGTTGCGCTCCAAAGCCGTTGTACGTGCGATGCCCACTGAGTTTCAGGCCTCGGAAGGCCGTCATGTCGCCCGAACCGATGATCTTTCCCATCGGCTGCGGAGGATTTGGCTGATCGCCGTTGATCTTTACCCAGACTTGTGCGAATAACGCATCGACATCGTCTTGGCTGTACATGTCTGCCGTCGCATCTGCGATAGCTTGGTCGACTTCATCCTGAGAATAAGAAGTGAAGGGCATCGCACGCCTCCTGCTAGTAATAACGACGTCGAGTGTCGCGCGGACCGCCCACTGGACCGAACCAGAGGAACGCACCGGCGATCATGAGCACGATACCGAGCCAAAAGAGAATCGGAACGCCCAGGAACAGCCCGAGTAGGAACAGGATCAGACCGAGGATGAACATTAGTCACCTCCTTCGTCCGGTTGTTGTCCGGAATACCGACGCATGGCTGCAATTGCTTCGCCATAGAGTTCTTCGATACGTCCGGATGCGGCAATCGCCTCTCGCCTTGCTTCGAGTAGAGACGATTCAAGCTTGATCTTGTGTTGCTCGAGCTTCTCACGGGAAGAACCGAGCTTGAGGTAGTGCGTAATCACCTGAGCGGATGCTGTACCATCTGCCAACTGCCGTTCCGCGAGGTCTACGGCCGCCGCGATGAGCTGATTCTCTCGTCCTTCAGGCGTAGAGGCGGGTCGAGGAGGGCGCCCCGGCTTTTTCGAACTACCTTTCGGCTGGGATGCCATCGGTTGTCACCACCTTTCAGCCTAGTTTTAAACGAAGATGATCATGAAACATTGCACCTTTAGACCCTCCGGGGCTATTTTTTGT